AAACCAGCCGGGGCGGCAAAACTCCCGCCATTTCCGGAGGGTTTCATGCCATTACCGACAATTGAAGACCTGCGCCTGCAATGCCGCATTGATACTGAGGAAGAGGATCCGCTCCTGCTCGGCTATTTGGATGCGGCAAAAGAAAAAGCAGAAAACTACCTTAACCGGAAATTGTATGACGGTGCTGCTCCTGACAGTGATCCAAGCGGAATGGATATCACACCGGTTATCCGGCTGACACTCATGCTGGTGGTCGGTTTCTGGTATGACACCCGGGAACTGAAGAAGCTGCCACAGGGTTTTTATGATTTGCTCTGTGACTATCGTCTTTCACCCATGAGGGAAAAATAATGCTGGCCGGTGAACTAACAAAACGCATCACACTGTACCGGCCGGAGGTAGTGACTGGTGATCTCGGTGATTCCCGTACCGAACTGACGAAAGTCATCACGGTGTGGGCCAAAGCCGAGGCGATATCCAACCGTAAAATCCGGACGGCAGAGCAGGATCAGGTCATCGAAACCATGCAGTTTATTGCGCGACCACGCACGGATGTGCAAATAGACTGGGTGATTGAATACCAGAACCGGTTTTTTACAGTCCGTGCCTGTGACCGTAACGACCCGGCGAAACTGATTATTACCACGGAGGCAGACATACGACATGATCGAAAGTGACATTAAGTCGTCTCTTTCCGCCATCACCGCAATGCCCGTTTTCCCCCTGTTATTACCGAAAGATGCACAGGAAGGTATCACCTTTCAGCGTATCAGTGATCCGCGTTATTCCGCCGGTATGGTCACCACTCATCTTATCGTGGCGCGTTTTCAAATCAGTATTCACGTGCTGAATGATTACGGAAAAGCCCTGCAGCTGGATAAAGCCATCCGTGATGCCTGGGAGCCAATCCAGCATGGTTACATCGGTAATTATCCGGTACAGACGGTACAGCGCGGCGGGTTGCAACAGGGGAAGGAAGAGCTGACAAAAAACACCGTCCGCTGGTCGGTAATGCGGGATTTTATCATCACTTATCCGGAGGATGCCGTGTGATAACCAGAATCGAAGTTACGGGGCTGGAAGAACTCGGGCGTCGGTTACAGCAGGTCGAAATCGCGCTGAAAACCAAAATACTGCGTTCCGCCGGTCGTGAGGCAATGCAGGTTGTGAAAGAGGATATGGAGCAGCATTCCGGATTTGACCCGAAGGGGAAAGGAAAGCATATGCGGGAAAATATCACCCTGAGAACAACAGAAGTTAAGGGAACTAACGGTGGTGTGATGGTCACCGTCGGCCCGGCAAAAGACCACTACATGAAGGCCAGGGCACAGGAGTTCGGCACAGTGAAACAGGTAGCGAAACCGTTTATCCGTCCGGCACTGGATTACAACAAACGCGCGGTTCTGAAAGTGCTGACACAGCAGATCCGCTATGCACTCTCTGAGTATTAAGGAGCAATTATGGCTGACAATAAAACTTCACCGGAATACGCGAAGTTACCCGCCGGCACCGTGGTGAAATACGGGAAACCCGGCGATACCGTGGAAGCAATGAAACCACTGATTAACTGTAAGGCGCTGGGTGCTACCGGTCAGTCCGGCAGCTTTGTGGATGTCACCACTCTGATCGACACATCCAAGCAGTTTATTTCTGATCTGCCGGAAGGGCCGGAGAAATCCCTGGGGTTTATTGACGATCCGGAAAATGAAGATTTCGCGGCATTTCTTAATGCGGCGGAAAAACGCGAAACAGTGCAATTTTACTTTGCTCTGCCGAACAAACGCACCGCGACCATGCTGTTGTCTCTGTCAGGTTGGGAGATGAATGACGTTTCTGCACCGGCAAACGAAGCCATTCAGATTACCGTAAAAGGTAAACAGAATAACCTGACATGGGGTGTTGCAGGTGCTGCGGGTGATCAGACCAAAGGAGCAACGAAATAATGAAAGGGCTGAAAGCATCACTACTGGCGGCAAAGCCGGAAATCCGTGAAGTGGAAATCCTCTGCGGGGTTAAGGTAAATATCCGCCGTATGACCGCCAATGAGCTGATTACCCTGGAGCAGGAAGTCGCCGATCTGAATATCGACGGTAAGGTGCGTGAAGCGTCTCTGATGAACGTCGATATGCTGCTGAACTGTATTGTTGATGACGGCGGTAAACCGGTTAATAAATCACTGCTGCCGACCGCAGATGAAATGGTGAATGTTCATGATAACGCCATTCTGATCGATGCCATTAACATCGTGAAACGCCATTCTGTCGGTACGCTTGAAGAGGCAAAAAAAAACTGACGGACAGCCCGTTGCTTTTCTTTGCCTACCAACTCGCGGAAGAGCTCAAGGAAATTGATCCCTACCGCGTACTCAGCCTGCCGGCATCCACGCTTCTTGGCTGGCAGGCATACTTCTCACTGAAAGCAGAACAGACCGGCACAGCGAATACCTCACGGGACAACCCGTCAGCACCGGAAGCGCCGCCGTCACCGGTGGATCAGCAATGTGCTGATATCATGAAAATTATCGGAGGATAGATGTCAAACCTTGCAGATCTGCGTGTCGGCCTGCTGCTGAACGATGCCAGTTTCCGTTCAAATATCAGCAACGCAATGAACCATGCCGGGCGTGAAACAAAACGTTTTTCTGATAAGGCAAAGCGGGACGCAAAAGGCGTTGAGGATAGTTTTAACGGTATCAGCAAAAGCGTAACTAATGTGGCCGGTAAACTGGCATTACTGGCCGGTGGCGGATTATCTATCGGTAGTATTTTGTCTGTTTCACGGCAGTACGGTCAGGCGTTATCTGATCTCAGTGCTATTACCGGCGCGTCTGCCGAACAGATGAAGCGTTATGATGATGCCGCCCGCAGCATGGGGCGCACCACTGAGTTCGGGGCCACTAAAGTTGCAGATGCAATGAAGTTACTGGCATCGGCAAAACCAGCATTGCTGAATACTGCCGGTGCGCTGGAAGAGGTAACCGCGAAATCTATCACCCTGGCTCAGGCTTCGGGTGTCGATCTCGCTGATGCGGCCAAATCTCTGTCTCTGAGTCTTAACCAGTACGGGGCATCGGCATTATCAGCAGAGCGCTATATTAACGTGCTGGCCGCCGGAGCAAAATACGGGGCGTCAGAAATCAGTGAAACCTCACAGGCCGTTAAAACCTCCGGCACTGTGGCCGCACAGGCCGGGATCAGCTTTGAAGAACTGAATGCCGCGATTCAGGTATTGGCTGATAAAGGGATCAAAGGTGCCGAGGCCGGACGTATGCTGCGTAACGTGATCCTGGTATTGGAGCGTTCGGCAGATAAATCCCTGCGTCCGTCAGTTGTCGGTCTGGGTGCGGCGCTGGATAACCTGGACAAAAAGAACTACTCAACCACAGCGTCAGTAAAGCTTTTCGGCAGAGCAAACGTGAGTGCGGCAGTAAATTTGCGCGAAAATACGGACAAACTGAAAGAACTGACAGTGGCTCTGACCGGGACAAGTACGGCCTACGATCAGGCAAACGACAGGGCACAGAATCTGAGCAGCGATCTGGATCTGCTCGGCAGAGCATTTGAGGGACTGGCGCTCTCTGTCGGTCACAGCGCTAACGGCCCAATGCGATCAGGCATTCAGAATGTCACCGCAGCAGTGAATGGACTGACAGATAACTTCTCAACATTAGCCAGTATCGTTACGTATGCGGTTTTGCCGGTGATGGCATCCAGAATGACGATGGGATTGCAAACTCAGGCTAAAACCTGGTATCAGACCGGAGCGGCAGCGCGTGAGGCTGCAAGACAAACACGTAATTCAGCACAGGCAACTATTGAATCAGCAAAAGCGAGCCGCCTGCATGCGCAGCAGGAGTCGCAGCGTCTGGCGCAACAGTCAGTTATCAATAAACAGCATGGTATGAATATCAGCTATCAAAGGGAATACGCGGTGCTGCGCCGCCAGATCCGCGAGGCCGATATAGCAGAGGCAGCGGCGAAAGAGAAATTGATAGCAGCAAATAACCGCCTGGCCTTATCAACCCGCGCATTATCTGTTGCCGGGGCGGGTGCACGGGGTGCCCTTAACTTACTTGGTGGGCCAATGGGCGCAGCATTGCTTGCCGGATCTGCGCTGTATGGTCTGTACAATCACAGCGTTCAGGCACGGGAAGGGTTACGAAGCCTTAAAGATGAAACTGTCCTGACAGTTGCTGAACTGCAAAAGCTTTCAAAAGTGAAAGTGCAACTGAAACTTGATGAATGGGAAGAGGATGTCGTAAAGCTTCAGGCCGAAAAGAAACAGTTAGAGGGGCAGCTGGAGAGATATTCGGATACAGCAATTAACATTGCGAAGTCGCGTGAAAAAGGTGCATTCGGTAGCCTTTTCTGGGACTCAAAAGGCATGGAAAAGGAGAAAAATGTAGTTCTCGGAAAATTAGAGGACACAGCAGCTTCATTAGAACTGAGAATCAATCAGATAAATGAAGGAAAAAAAACAGTATCTATCGGTCAGTTTGAAGTAAAACCCAAAGAAGAAACCCCGAAAGAAGAACCTGTCGTATCAACAGGCACTAATGAGCTACCCGGCACAATAACCGGTAAAAAAGAGCTTAATCAGTACCAGCAACTGCGGAGACAGATCGAATCTGAACACGCAACCAGCCTGCAAAAAATCACCCTGAATGAATCAGACACGCTGGATAAACTGAAAGAACTGCATCATTCAGGGGGGATGTCACAAACCGAAATGAACCGGCTGTCACTGATCAGCGCCGAGAATTATCAGCGACAGCGTGTCACCCTGGCAGAAAAATACTCACCTTCTGCTGAAATGATCCGCCAGGAGCGCGAAGCTACACAGGAACTGAAAGAACTGTTCGATTCCAGACTGCTTACTGAGTCGGAATATCAGCGTGCGCGGTTGCAGTTAACGCAAACCAGCCAGCGTGACCGGTTGTCACAGCAGGCAAAAGACTTGGCCTTGCCGAATATCTCGCTTGCTGGTGAAGTTGATCCTGTTGTGCAACTGCGTAATCAACTGGAAGAACAAAAGGCGCTTTATCAGGCGTATTACCGTGATGGTGTTATCAACAAAGAGCGGTATGAAGCGCTGGTGGCACAGGCATCCGAGAAATCAAAAGAGGCGCAGATTCAGGCGGTTAAGGAGTTGTATTCCGCTCAGGGTAACTGGCAGAGAATGCAGATTAACCTTATTGATGCTGTAGAGCAAAAAACGGCGGGTTCACTGGCCGGAATGCTGACAGGAACAAAAGGATTTTCAGAAGGCCTGCGCGAGCTTTCTGCATCCCTGGCTGAATCCATCATTCAGGATCTGATTAAAATTGCGATTCAGGGGCAGATAACAAATGCCATTACCGGTTTGTTCGGTGGGTTTGGTGGCGGTACTGCCAATGGATCTACAGTACCGATGCCGCCAAAAAACATTTCAGTCATGCCGCATGCCAAAGGCGGGGTGCATAATTCACCGGGATTAAGCCAGTACAGCAATCAGGTTGTCAGCAGCCCGACACTGTTCGCATTCGCCAAAGGCGGAGCACCGAATGCCGGGCTGATGGGCGAAGCCGGACCGGAAGCTATTATGCCGCTGAAACGCGGCCCGGACGGAAATCTCGGCGTTAGAATGTATGGCGGAAATGGCGACACCGCCGCGCCAGTGGTCCATATCCATATTGACGGTGAAGGAAATCAGCAGGTTCAGGCATCCGGTGGTTATGAGCAGTTCGGCAGGGAAGTGGGGCAATTTGTTGACCAGCGCTTTCGCAAGCTGATGGACAAGGAAACGCGACCATCTGGTTCAGTCTGGAATCTGGTTAAGGGGGGAAGATGATAGAAGTATTCACCTGGAGTCCGCGGTTGAATCCGCAGAGTGATATTTCGTTCCGGAATAGAAAAGCAAAATTCGGTGATGGTTATGAGCAGGTTTGCGGGGACGGCATTAACACCCGCAGTCAGAAATGGTCACTGAATTTCACCGGGACGGAAAGTTACATCCTGCCAATCCGTGATTTTATTGATCGGCATGGCGGCATCAGTGCATTTCAGTGGACGCCGCCGCTGGAGAATACCGGATTGTATCGCTGTGATGATCCGAAACTCACCCCGCTCGGCGGTGACAACTATTCGCTCTCTCTTACATTTACCCAGGCATTTAAACCATGATCACAAACGATTACCAGAAGCTGGAACCGGGTAATGCCGTCCGGCTTTTTGAGGTTGACGGTACTGCGTTCGGTGCGCCGGATGTTTTGCGGTTCCATGCATACAATATTCCTCACACTGAGGCAGAGATTACTGCCGCTGGTCGTGACCCTGAAAAACTGCCGGCGAAATCTATCTGGTGGCAGGGAGAAGAATATCGTGCGTGGCCGGTACAGATTGAGGGTCTGGAAGCTTCAACAACCGGATCCGGCGCACAGCCGAAGTTATCAGTGGCAAACCTCGACGGGTCAATCACTGCGCTGTGCCTGGCATACGATGACATGCTGAAGGCTAAAGTCACGATACACGATACTCTGGCGCACTATCTGGATGCGGCGAATTTTCCGGATGGCAACCCGTCGTCAGATCCTGCCCAGGAAAAAGTCTCGGTCTTTTATATCGACAGCAAATCCTCGGAAACCAATGAGGTTATCGAGTTTGATTTAGCCAGCCCGATGGATTTACAGGGGGTGTTGATCCCGACGCGGCAACTGCATGCAATGTGTACCTGGTGTATACGCGGCAAATACAAATCTGGTGACGGTTGTGATTATGCCGGGCAGAACGGGTATTTCGATAAGCACGGCAATCGTGTGGATGATCCGGCACAGGATCAGTGCAGCGGCATGCTGAACACAGGTTGCTTCCCCCGCTTCGGCAAAAACAATCCGATCCCGTTTGGTGGTTTTCCCGGAACATCGTTACTGCGAAAATAGATTGTTTCTGGTAATGTCATTACCATGAATCTACTATTTTGGTGATATTATGAAAAAATATATTACGTTATTATTATCATGTTTGCTTTTATCAAATGCAGTCGCAGATGAAAATAGATATTGGTATGAAGATTGCCGAGTTTATAGTCTTGATGAAGTGTCAAAACTTAGCAAGACAGCCAAGAATGAAAAAGTTTTAACCTCAGAGGAACTAAAAATAAAGGGAAAAGAGTTTACAGAGAAATATATAAAAAATGCAGAATGTGATGTTAAAAACCTTACAGAATACAAAAAGTATTTAGAATATAGGTTATCCGTTATTGATAGCTATTCAGATAATGGCTGATCCACAATAAGGATAAAATAACAATGCGTGATTACCTGATAAAAAAAATATTAAGCCACGCAGAATGTGAATACCCCAGAGAGTGCTGCGGGGTGATCGCGCAAAAATCCCGCGTTGTGAAATATTTCCCCTGTCGCAATATCGCAGACATACCGGAAGAACATTTCATTTTATCGCCGGAAGATTACGCCACTGCAGAGGATTGGGGAACGGTGACCGGTATTGTTCACAGTCACCCTGATGCCACCACTCAGCCGTCAGAACTGGATAAAGCACAGTGTGATGCGCTTGGCGTGCCGTGGTATATCGTCAGCTGGCCGGAGGGGGATTTGCGGACTGTTCAGCCGCGCGGCGAGCTGCCATTACTTGGTCGGCCGTTTGTGCTCGGGTTTACCGACTGCTGGGGGCTGGTAATGAGCTGGTTCCGGCAGGAACACGGCATTGAACTGCCGGATTACCGGGTGGATTATCATTGGTGGGAGCAGGGCGAAAACCGTTATACCGATAACTGGCAGGAAGCCGGATTTATTCAGGTTGATGGTCCGCAACCAGGCGATATGATAGTGATGCAGGTACAGGCTCCGGTCGCCAATCATGCCGGTATTCTACTGCCTGATAACATGCTCCTGCATCACTTATACGGACATCTGAGCCAGCGTGTTCCGTATGGCGGTTATTGGCGCGACCGCACAGTGATGGCTCTGAGGCACAACACATTCGTGAATAATTGACACAACCCGCTCCGGCGGGTTTTTTTATGGGGTAAATATGTCACAGGAAATAATGGCAAAAATAGAGTTGGGTGGTGTACTGGGTAAAACGTTTGGCAAAACACATCAGCGCCTGGTCAGCACAACCTCTGAAGCGGTCCGTGCATTATGCTGCACTATCTCCGGATTTGAGCAATTCCTGAATACCAGTAAATCACGCGGCTTAACTTACGCGGTATTTCGCGGGAAAAAGAATATCGGGGTGGATGACCTGGGTTTTCCGGTGACTGATGATGTTATCCGGATTGTGCCTGTGGTTATCGGCAGTAAAAGTGGCGGATTATTCCAGACTATTTTTGGTGCTGTGCTGGTGGCTGCTGCAGTGTTTATGGGGCCTGGTGGTATTGCTGCCGCTTTTGGTGCTGGCGGCATGGTTGGCTTTATGGCCACAACCGGCGCGGCGATGATGCTGGGCGGTATTATCCAGATGCTGTCCCCGCAGCCAAACGGAATCGCCATGAAAGACCAGGGCGAAAACAAACCGTCCTATGCATTCGGTGCGCCGACGAACACCGTTTCACAGGGTTACCCGGTACCGATCGGTTACGGTAAGCGCCGCATCGGCGGAGCCGTTATCTCAGCCGGAATTTACGTCGAAGATCAGCAGTAGTACTGATATGACGGACAGGAGCACCCTCATGAGCAATAAACATAATTTTCTAAATAGGTACCGCCTCGCCACTGAGTGCTTCGGAATTGACACGTTTTGTGGCTTTCATGAGACTCTCAAACATGGACGACAGCGATCCCCAGGTATCCATGACCCCATTACCATAAGCATAAAAATAAACGCAGAATCTGTATCCGGTGAGCTCGTCCCCGTCAGTGGTGATGTAGTCCGTTATGAGGGGAGCGATACGGAAGGTGCCTTTTCTAAACTCGGGCCGTTCTACCTGAAGATATATAGATAGCTTATCGTAAACCCATTGGATTGAATCTTTATTGGCGTTTAATTCAGTCTGGCGCATGAAAAATTCAAACCGGCCTTTGGTTATATGACTGCACCTGAATAATGCAGCATCAGGTGATTTTTCCGGCGAGCCTGACAGAAGGCAATCAGTACTTTCAAATATGCTGTCATTACCATTAATCCACCTGATTAATGAATAAAATATCTGAACAGCTTCTTGGTCTGAATGCTTAGCAAAGTCCTCAAGATGAGTTGTTATCAGTTCAGGTGATTCTCTAAAGTTATAGTATTGCCCTTCTTTATATTCGTGGCCAACAGTAACACCCCACGGTTGGGTTCGCCTGCCTGATTCGGTAATCTCAAATGATGAAACGACTATCATTGTGTTTCCTTAATTAATGATTTCCGCCAGATTTGTATTTCACTGGTGCGGATAAATGATTTTGTCATGTCAACATAACCCGGTCTGTTAGCCAGTAATATCCTGATAAAAGATCAGTTATTTATAATTATCTGGTTGTCATAGGTATAAGAAATATGAAACAAACAATCATCACAGGCCACAAAGGTGGCGGCGGCAGCCCGCGCACGCCCGTCGAACAGCCGGACGACTTACAGTCTGTTGCAAAAGCCAAATTGCTGATCGCCCTCGGTGAAGGGGAATTTGCCGGTGAGCTGACCGGGAAGAATATCTTTCTGGATGGTACACCGCTGCTGAATGTTGACGGATCGGAAAACTTTCCCGGCGTAGTATGGGAATACCGCCCCGGCACTCAGGCACAAACTTACATTCAGGGGATGCCGGCGGCAGAAAATGAAATTACGGTCGGCACTATGGTGCAGAGCAGTACGCCGTGGGCGCATGCATTCACCAATCCGCAGTTGTCTGCAATCCGTGTCCGCCTGAAATGGCCGTCCCTGTTCCGCCAGGAGGATAACGGGGACATGGTCGGTAACGAGGTGAAATACGCCATTGATTTGCAGACCGACGGCGGCAGCTGGAAAACGGTTGTGGACGGCCGGGTGAAGGGGAAAACTACATCAGGTTATGAGCGTACTCACCGTATTGATCTGCCACAGTCGGCCACATCCTGGACACTGCGGGTGCGAAAAATCACGCCGGATGCCAACAACGCTAAAATCGGTGACACCATGGTGCTGCAGAGTTATACCGAGGTGATCGACGCCAAACTGACCTATCCGCATACTGCGCTGCTGTATATCGAGTTTGATTCAAAACAGTTTAACGGCTCGATCCCGCAGGTCACCTGTGAGCCGAAAATGCGTATTATCCGCGTGCCGTCAAACTATGATCCGGAACACCGGACATATTCCGGTACCTGGGACGGTTCGTTTAAGTGGGCGTGGACCAATAACCCCGCCTGGATATTTTACGATATTGTGGTTTCCGATCGCTTCGGCCTCGGTGACCGCATCAAAATGCAGAATATCGATAAATGGGAGCTGTACCGCGTTGCGCAGTATTGTGATCAGCCGGTACCGGACGGCAAGGGCGGCAGCGGTACTGAGCCACGCTATATCTGTGATGTGTATGTGCAGGATCGCAATGAAGCCTATACCGTGCTGCGTGACTTTGCCGCCATCTTCCGGGGCATGACCTACTGGGGCGGCAACCAGATTATCACCCTGGCGGATATGCCGCGTGACATTGATTACAGTTACACCAAAGCCAACGTACTGGACGGTCGTTTCACTTATTCAGGCAGCAGCAGTAAGGCTCGATATTCCTCCGCACTGGTGTCGTACTCAGATCCGCTGAACGGCTATGCCGATGCGATGGAGCCGGTATTTGAAAATGAGCTGGTTTACCGGTTCGGTTTTAATCAGCTGGAAATGACGGCAATTGGTTGTACCCGGCAGTCAGAAGCCAACCGCAAAGGCCGCTGGGGTATTCTGACCAACAACAAAGACCGGGTGGTGACATTCGGCGTGGGACTGGACGGCAACATACCGCAGCCGGGCTACATTATTGCGGTGGCGGATGAAAACCTGTCCGGGAAAGTGACCGGCGGTCGCGTCAGTGCAGTGAATGGCCGGAGTATCACACTCGACCGCAAGCCGGATGCCGCGCCGGGCGATCGCCTGATGCTGAACCTGCCGTCCGGCAAATCACAGGCCCGAACTATCCAGATGGTCACGGACAAGGTAATTACTGTCACCACAGCATACAGCGAAACACCTGAACCGGAGTGCGTCTGGGTAACGGAATCAGATGAGCTGTACGCCCAGCAGTATCGTGTGGTGAGCGTGACTGAGAATGATGACGGCACGTTTACGATATCGGCGGCCATGCATGATCCGGACAAATACGCCCGGATAGACACCGGCGCGGTGCTTGATGAACGACCAATCAGTGTTATTCCGCCCGGCAACCAGTTCCCGCCGAAAGATATCACCATCAGCTCCTATTCTGTTGTTAACCAGGGGATCAGCATTGAAACCATGCAGGTAACCTGGTCACCGGCAGAGAACGCGATTGCCTATGAGGCGCAGTGGCGGCGTGATGACGGTAACTGGATCAATGTGCCGCGCAATGCCACCACTTCGTTTGACGTGCCCGGGGTGTATTCAGGTCGCTATCTGGTGCGGGTCAGGGCGATTAATGCGGCTGAAATTTCCAGCGGCTGGGGATATTCAGAGGAAACCCGGCTGACCGGCAAGGTGGGTGATCCGCCGATGCCACTGAACTTCCGTGCGTCCACACTGGTCTTCGGGATCAAACTGAACTGGGAGTTCGGGAAATTCACGGAAGACACCCTGAAAACCGAAATTCAGTACAGCAAAACCAATGACGGGCAGAACCTGTTACTGCTGGCTGATGTGCCGTACCCGTCCCGCTCTCACGAACTGGCCGGTCTGGCCGCCGGTACGGCATTTTATTTCCGGGCCAGGCTGGTGGATAAAAGTGGCAATTATTCAGCATGGACCGATTATGTCAGGGGGATCTCTGAATTTGATGCAGGAGAAATACTGGCTGATTTGTCAGGGAAGATAGGTCATGACCAATTAGCACAGGACCTGCTGACCGAAATCAACAGTAAAGCGGACAGCAGTGTGGTCAGTGCTCTGGACGAACGTATGTCGGATATTGGCGGGGAGGTGACTGAGGCAACTTCTCAGGTACAGGCGTTGTCCGGTAAACTGGACAAAGTAAAGGCTGATTTAACAGAGTCAGTTGTTGTTGATCTGGATCTGTCAGCATTAAATGAAAATACTTATTACCCGGTTATTCTCCCTCTGACGACCTCCCGCCGCTATTACTTCAGGGTATTTCGTACGCTGGGGCAATACGGAGATAACAAACCCGGTTATGCAACTCACGGCTCCGGCGGTTTTGCCATGATTGTTGAGTGGCAGGTGAGCGGTTCAGGATGGGGGACTCAGTCTGAAAACCGTATTATTAATAATGTTGACTGGCGATGGACAAACCAGTCTCCTGTCATGGGTCCTGCGCAGTTGACTCACAGCTCAGTGGAATATGTGTATTTACGCGGAGGCGCAAAATATCAGCTGACCAGGCATAAAAGTGTCAGTCACCGGATTGTCACTGATACTTACACAGGTAACGGGCAATCTGTTACACCAAAAGGTTTTGTTGCCGGTGAAATACCGGTGTCCGGTGAACAGCGGTTTAATGCCACAGCAAACGCGGTGAACCGGCTTGAAACGAGTGTGACAGAGGTTTCAGGAAGGGTCACATCAACGGCTCAGCAGGTGACACGTCTGGAAAGTCAGGTCGGGGCGGATTCGGCAAAAATTGAACAAACGTCAAAGGTTCTTACTGACTTAAACGGCAGGATTTCTGCATCGTGGACAATGAAAGTCCAGCTGGACAGCAAAGGGAATAAGGTCATTACAGGTATCGGACTGGGGTTTAATGCTCAGGGAAACAGTCAGTTTCTTGTTAATGCTCAAAATTTTGCAGTGATATCGTCACTGAACGGGAAAGTAGTAACCCCTTTTGTCATTCAGAACGGGCAGGCATTTTTTAACGATGCGCTAATCAGCCAGGCAACGATTGATAAGTTACTGGTCGGTAACCACATCCGATCAGTGAATTATGAAACAGGCCGGAACGGGTATTTTCTGAATGCGCAGACCGGAAATGCAGAATTTAACAATGGAGTGTTCAGAGGGACCCTAGACGGTGTGGACGGTCGTTTTACGGGGACGATATATGCGGAGAGACTGGTCGGGGATGTTGCGGTTGCCGCTTCGTACCCGCAGGCATCCGCACAAAATATACATGGTGGCGGGGGAGGCTGGACTACGGCAACGTCTGTAATTACTTACGCAGGGGGAATGCTTTATGATATGACGTTAGTACTTCCTTCGATAACTGCCATTATTGAAGATAATTTCGGCAATCCGCGTCCGGTATCGGGAGAACTGCGATTCAGTATACGTGTGGATGGCGTTGGTCAGCAGGCAACTTCTCAGTGGTCAGGACTGAGTGTTATGGGATCAGCTCATGCGGTTATTCCTCGTGGACGAAAGAATGTGAAAATAGAAATTGAAGTGGGAGTCAGGCATAAAGGCAGGGCACATGTGGTTCTGAGGGAAGGGGTTGTGATGGCCTTCAAACGCAGTTCCGCATCATTCAGATAGCGGGGACGGAGAAAGCTCAGGGTAAACTGCGCCGGTGGTTACCGGCGCGGGCCGTGACTGTATTCTGTCAGGACGTTATGCTATGCGATCTACTGGAATCCAACCCGCCTCGATGTACGTGTTGAAATGCCGCAGAGCTCAGTGTGGAATGTGAAGCAGCGAACAGATGGACCGTGAGCAGGCAGAGCGTGACGCACGGGAAGCGGCAGAGCAGGCCGGAGACACAGAGGAATAAAACAAAGCCGCGCTGGCGGATGTCCGGCTCGGCAATTTTTATTGCGTTGGCCCAAATGTAACCTGACATAACTGGAGCATAAAGCCAAATCTAATCTTACAGACCGCTCTGTGCCAACAATAGATATAGTTTATATCCTTCGTGAGCCAGTTTATAGAGATCAGATCAATGCATCTGTTCAATGCAAAGAAGAAGTCCCGGTATTTCCGGAAAGAAATACCGGGAGTCTGTTGTTACCTGGCGATGAACGCGAACACGCCCCAGCCAAAGTATTCACGCGCGTAGGTCACGTGACGTTTTGGCGAGACCGTTAGCTCAGCCCTGACTTCTGCCGCGAAGTCGTCGTTAGGGTTCGTTTCCAGCCAGCGGCGCATGGTCAGCCATTTCGCGGCTTCATACCTGTCCCAGCCTTCCTGGTCTGCCAGCACCATTTCCACCACGTCGTAGCCGAGGTAGTCGAACGCACTGATAAGTTCAGGCAACATCAGGAGATCAGCTATTGCGCTGACGCCGCATGCCTGAGCTATCTCTTCTGTTGAGGGTAGCTGACGCCAGTAGGGTTCCCCGATAAGCATGATTCCGCCCAGCTTAAGGCTCTGCGCCAGCAGCTCCATCATCCCGGCAAATCCACCGGCAATCCATGTCGCACCTACGCAGGCGGCCACATCGAATTTCTCTTCTGCCACATACCCAGCGGCATCATTATGTATGAACTGGACCCGATCACTGACACCAAGTTCTTCCGCGCGCCGTCTGGCCTGCTTGCTGAACAACTGGCTCATGTCGATACCGACTCCGGTAATCGCATGATCCCGCGCCCAGGTACAGAGCATTTCCCCTGAGCCGCTGCCGAGGTCAAGAATGCGGGTCTCCGGCTTCATGCGTAGCACACGGCCCAGTGTGGTGTACTTCTCTTCGGTGAACGGGTTGTGGATGCGGTGTTCGCTTTCACTGATGGTAAAAATACGTGGGATATCCAATGCTGAATTCCTTTTATTGCGTTGAGTATTAAGAGGAAGCTCCCCTGAGGTTTTTGCTTTTTCAGCCAACAGAGCAAACAGCTTCCCTTCAAATGTCTCGCTGACTGGCCAGTCGTGGCCTGCAGGGGGAGGCAGCAGGGTAAATCCGGTATTATTGAGCAGGCTGACGTACTCTTCATCGCGCCAGGCCGTCATTTGGCTGCCGAAACGAGTGGTGTGACCGTTTGCCTCTATGGCCCAGAACTGCGTTGAGCTGGTCTGTTCTTCTTTATCCCAGCTATGTTCCGTCAGCAGCAGATGAGGGACGCCCAGAAAAAGTCCATCCGGACAGCGTTGCCAGCTCGCTTCAGCCATTCCCTGACGCTTAACTTCTTCGAAAGTATGGACTTCAGTGAGCAGCCTGCCACCCAACTCCAGCCACAGCGCGCACCGGCTGACTAGTAAGCGTGCATCCGCAGTGCTGAACACATTCAGTTCCCCGAACGTCATCATGATGAAATCGAATGACCTATCCGGCCAGTATGCACGGATATCCTGCTGAATATAGTTGATGTTCAAATTGGCATTTTGCGCCTGCTGGCGGGCCCAGCTCACAGATGCTGGTGAGAAATCCACGCCGGTGCAGCGAAATCCGCGCTCCGCTAAGCTGTGGGTATAAAAGCCTGGACCGCAGCCGAGATCGAGGATGTGCGCGCCAGGGGATAACTGGCTGGCGATCCACTCTACCTGCTGCTCAATGATCTCCTGCCTGTGGCTGGCCCAGTCGTGATCCTGCGACAAGTGGTTCGCCAGCATGCGCTGGCTGAATGCTGGTTCATCCCAGGGAATTTTGCTTTCATCCGCTGAAAGCCGGTCATATCGGGATGCGTAAATAAGGGTATTAATATCCATCATGCCTCCTTAGCGGTTATCAAGCTGTGCGCGAACGTTATTCAGCCCGGTAGTGTTGATGCGGTACGGCTGACCGTTAACGGACTTGATAAGTTTTTTGGTTTTGAGTTTTTTGAAGGTGGCAAGGGTGCAGTCGGTAAGCAACAGCCCTTCGCGGGTGTAGCATTCAACGGCGATGAGGCGGCCAGACGTATCTCGGACTTGCGCGATACGACCACCTTTAGCGAGAACGTGTAAGGTACGTTGTTCCTGACGGGATAAATTCATACTGGAAAACCTGTTTAATCATCATGTGCAAAACGTGCAAACACATAGCGGTGTCCGCATTCGATTTCGGCGCATTGATAATCAGTTCGACCTAAAAAGGTCGGTAAGCTGATTATCGGATGATTACATTCTCCAGCATCAAAGCCTCGGGTTAGTTGAAAGGTATTTACGGAACAAATGGTAACACACAATTTAAATATGGGTATGTATCATACGATAAAGTGTGATTTGTTTCATAAAGCTCCCTTTTTTAACTTTGGCCTGCTCCCCATTGATTCACACAGAATGCTGTTAGCAATATTCGTTCTTCGCTTATAGCGGACTGCCGGATTTGATTTCAACGAGTAAAATATGTGACGCATAAGATTAGTAAAAATCAGATTGATGAGACAGTCAAATTTCTCTATCATTAACTGTATATATATACAGTTAATCGGTTCTGAGTATGAAACTTGTCAAGATCAACGATGATACAATTCTGACATTGCCTCTGTTCTTGGAGCATGTCCCCGCTGGGTTCCCGTCACCGGCGGCGGACTATATCGAGGAACGCATAAACCTGAACAGTGAACTGATCCGACACCCGGAAAGTACCTATTTACTCAGGGTTGAAGGTAGCTCGATGATAGATGCGAATATCTTTGACGGTGATGTGGTTATCGTGGACAGCGCGGTAACTGCGGCGGAGGGGGATATTGTGATTGCCAGTTTTGACGGAGAGTTTACTGTCAAAAAATTGCAATTGTCACCGGTACCTATGCTGATCCCGATGAATCCGGATTATCAGCCTATCGTAATCAGCAGTGAGCAGGATTTACAGATTTTCGGTGTGGTCACCTACATCATCCATCGGGCGCAGTGATGTTTGCGCTGGTGGATGTAAACAGCTTTTACACTAGCTGTGAAAGAGTATTCCGGCCCGATCTGACAGGTAAGCCGGTTATCGTCCTGAGCAATAATGATGGCTGCGTGATCGCCCGTTCAGCAGAGGCGAAAGCCCTCGGCATCAAAATGGGGGCGCTGTATTATGAGTGTCGCGATTTTTGTTATAAAAACAATGTGACAGTATTCAGCTCAAATTATGCGTTGTACGGCGATATGAGCAGCCGTGTGATGACATTACTCTCATCCTTCGCACCCGCCACAGAAATCTATTCTATAGACGAAGCCTTTCTCGATTTTACCGGCATGACCAGGATATTCAGCCCGGAAGATTACGGCTGTGAGATACAGGCTGCTATTCTGCAGAAAACACCCCTTCCGGTCGGTGTTGGCATTGCACCGACAAAGACACTCGCAAAACTTGCCAACCATGCAGCAAAAACATGGAAAAAAACCGGCGGAGTGGTCGACCTTTCTGATAGGCTGCGCCAGCGTAAGTTACTGGCACTGATACCGGTCAGTGAAGTGTGGGGTATCGGTCGGCGAATATCGGCCAGACTGAACACCATGGGGATTCGCACTGCATTAGATTTGGCGAACGCCGCACCGGCGACTATCCGTAAAACTTTCGGTGTTATTACTGAGCGTACGCTGCGGGAACTGAACGGAGAACCCTGCATCAAGCTGGAAGAAGTCAGAAAGGTGAAACAGCAGATCCTCTGCTCCCGATCATTCGGTACCAAAGTGACGGACATTGTTACCATGAGAAAGGCTGTGTGTGAATATGCCGAACGGTCAGCGGAAAAACTCCGGGAAGAAAAACAGCGCTGCCGGATGATCGGACTGTTTGTACAGACCAGCAGACACGCTAACGGGCCGGATTATGCGAACAGTGCAAACATTTCGCTCGAGTATCCCAGCTGCGACACGCGGGACATCATCAATGCCGCCATGAGAGCACTGGATAGTATCTGGTGTGACGGGTATCGGTATCATAAGGCTGGCATCATCTTGTCAGACTTCACTGATTCAACCGTCACCCAGTTCGATATGTTCGCCACCCGGAAGCCATTCAAAAACAGTGATGAGCTGATGAAGACTATGGACACAATAAACAACAGTGGGCTGGGCCGTGTGTGGTTTGCCGGTAAAGGCAGCGATAGCGGGTATAAGATGAAGCGCGAAATGCTGTCACCGGCATACACAACAAACTTTAGTCAGTTACCGGTGGTGAAAAGTTAATGTGGCACCAGTGAGATAAAGAGTTGTTGCAAATATGCAGTTTGTTTAAAAGATGGGTGTATAGCTGTTGGTAGGAGTGGTGGGACATATTTGGGACACAAATGGTTTTAGATGTGCTTTATACCTTTTCAATCTTTTTAATTGTTGGGACGTGAAAGCGTGATTTAATGCGGTATCTAATTGATTAAAAAACAAAACTACTGACTTGTAATCAGTAGGTCACCAGTTCGACTCCGGTAGCCGGCACCATATAAAGACCCGTTAACTCTCAACCAGTTAGCGGGTTTTTTCTTTTGTGCTCACCAACCACGATCAGGGGCGGGTGAGACATATTTGGGACATCCTCACCAAAAACAGCATCGATTTGCTGCGCATGCTGGCTCAGATGACCCGGTGCCAGGTGAGCATACCGGCGTACCATCTCTATCGATTCCCATCCTCCCATTTCCTGCAATACAGATAGTGGTACCCCAGCCTGAATTAATCAACTCGCCCATGTGTGGCGAAGATCGTGAAACCGGAAGTTATCTATACCGGCACGTTTAAGTGCAGTCCTGAACGCAGTGTTACCGTCAACGCGCATTTTTCTGACAACGGGAGTCATTGAGCCGTCAGATCTGTTTTTGGCCTTTGTGTGCACAAAGACATACTTTGTGTGATTGCCTATCTGCTCACGCAGTATCGTTAAGAGCAACACCCAATGCTTTCCCTGATTTGGTCTGATCCGGGGGAATCCACGCTACTTTTCTCGACATATCTATTTGTGACCATTCATGCAGTGATGATGATGCTCTGGTGATATCCGGCATTATGGCAAAACTGAATATCCGCAACAGTGATATGCATGATCTGCTTTTTGACTACTATGTTTTCGGTAAAACGTTTATCCGGTTGGCGAAGAAATACGGGTGCTCATGCACTCACATAGGGAAAAAACGCCAGAAGGCAGAAGGGCTGGTGGAAGGAATGCTCATAATGGGAGATGTAAAACTGGAAATGGACGCTACATCACATCGTGGAGGTATGCGGACATTTATGAACAAATTACATGATTTAAAAATTAATACTTTACGATCGCAAAAAAGACGCTATTGTGATCAGAGTTATTTCTGTGTCGTATTGATTATAAACTGAAACCCTGTTTTTACGGGTTTTTTTATGTTGATAAACAGATAAGATAAGTTGTTAAAATCTGTCGTGATTTACGTGTAGTGATACGTAACAACTGAGGGATAAAATAATAAAATTTGCTATTTTTGATCATTTGTGGCTTAATGGCGTCACTGGTTTGGAAGTACAGGCCTATTTATGCTAGTCAGTTTAAAGTCGTTCACCATTTAGCGTTATCCTCGATAC